TTTGTGGTTGATTATGCCTGCCAAGAGCAAAGAGCAGTTTCGCTTGATGCAGGCTGTTGCCCATAACCCTTCGTTTGCTAAAAAGGTTGGCATCAAGCCAAGCGTTGGCGCTGAGTATACGAAATCAAATGTAGGCAAGAAGTCTTATGAAAAGCTTCCTGAACGACTTAAAGATGGCGGTCCGAGCCTATCAATTGGCCGCGGTGAGAAGCTTCCAGCGTCTCAAGGCGCGGGTCTTACGGCCAAAGGCAGAGCCAAGTACAACCGAGAAACAGGATCAAACCTAAAGGCTCCGCAGCCAGAAGGTGGTCCAAGAAAAGATTCATTTTGTGCGCGGATGAGGCCTATCGCAGAAAAGAGCGAAAAAGGTTCACGAGCACGCGCATCCATGCGGCGCTGGAAATGTCCGGGGTTTTAAATGGCTTATTCAGACACTTATGGTCAGGTTTATCCAGTACAAGTTCTGATTGACCACGCAGCGCGTCGCTGCGGGAAGTTAGCGGAAGAACTTACCAGCGAACAACTGGTCACCGCCCGCGAAGCCTTAGGGTTTGTAATGACAAACCTGATCAACATCGGCATTCAGTATTGGGCAATCCAAAAAGAGGTCATTGGCTTAACGCCTAATAAGTACATTTATACCTTGCCGGTAGGCTCCAATGATGTCTTAAATGCTTTGTACAGGACAATGAATCGTCCGACGGGAAGCTATAGTTCATCTGCGGGAGGCAACGCAGCCCTAGCTGGTGATAATGATATTGATACGTATTGCCAGCAGACTAGTGCCAACGGAAACATTGCCATCAACTTTGGCACAAGCAATCCCATTTATGCAGGTTCAATTGGCATTCTTCCCTTTGTTTCTGGTGGTGGAAGCGCAACCTGGACGCTAATCTTAGAGTATTCCTCAGATGGAACAAACTGGAATACCTTGGAAAATATTGGAACCGTTGTAGTAACGGATAACCAATGGAAATGGTATGACATTGATCCAGGACAAAGCGTTCAATACTATCGGATAAGAGCATCAGGCGGGACAATACTTGCCTTGCGTGAGTTTTATGTAGGCAACAACAGCCGCGAAATTACGATGTCACGTTTGAATCGTGACGATTACACAAATTTGCCCAACAAAAACTTCACAGCAAATCAGCCTTATCAGTTTTGGTTTAACAGAACAATCCCGCAACCAGAAATTTACCTTTGGCCGACACCATCAAATCCGTTTGTTCAGATGACGGTATGGTATTCCAAGCAAATCATGGATGTTGGCGATCTAACGGATGAACTGCAAATCCCGCAGAGATGGTATATGGCGACATTAGCTATGCTGAGTCATCAGCTTGCGCTAGAGCTTCCCGCTGTGCCATTAGACCGCGTGCAGTATTTGGAATCACAAGCAGAAAAGTATTTGAACCAAGCAGAGCAAGAAGAAAGAGATCGCAGTCCTATCTACTTTGCGCCGAATTTGAGCGTGTACAACGCATAATGCCTATTTTTCTTGACACGACGGGATACTCATCACTAGCGATTGCTATATGTGACCGCTGCCGGATGAAGCGTGCCTATTCAGTATTGATGAATGATCCGAACTTTGCAGGATTAAGGGTGTGCAATGAGGGTTGTGCAGATCAAAAAGATCCGTATCGCCTGCCGGCTAGACAAACAGAGCGTATTAACTTGCGGTTTCCGAGGCCAGACGTATCAGTTGCTGCAATTCAAGACAATCTTGTCACAAATGACCAGCAAAATGTCATTATTTCAACGGAAGGCAATACCCAAATCCCAGAAAATAACGGGAACCTTGACGGAATTTCGGTGTCACCATAATGGCTAATCAGACTATTTCGCAATTACCGGCAGCAGGTGCTTTAACAGGCGCAGAGCTTGTTCCCATCGTTCAAGATGGCGGCACCGTACAGACAACGGTGGCTGCAATTGCGGCGAGTCCTGTATTGACGGGAACATTCATCACAGCAACGTCACAACCACTGCTGACAAATTCTCGTTTGTTGTCAACATCTGGTACAGGACTTTCACTCACTGATAACGGAGCTGGAGCAAATGTTGTTCTAGCCTTGTCAGGAGCGCCTGCAAGCCTCGTAAATTCAGCGGCTGGCATCCAAGTCAAGACCAACGGAACAACGCTTACAAGCCGCTCTATTCAAGCCGGAACGGCAGGTTTAAGCGTAGCCGATGGTAATGGTGTTGCTGCCAATCCAACGGTTTCCTTAACAGGGATGCCGCTGTACTTAGCGCAGTCAACGGGTGTGGGTCTGCTAACCCGAACCTCGGGTAATAGTGTTGGAATTGTGACTTTGTTGGGGACAGCAGATGAAATCGATGTGGCCAACGGAACGGGAGATAGCGCAAATCCAACCATTGGTTTGGCCGATAACGCCGTGTTACCGGGTACACAAGGAATGGTCGTTCCTAAAGGAACTACGGGACAGCGCTCGGGATCGCCAGTTAATGGGATTGTGCGATACAACACCACAACACAAACCTTTGAAGGCTATGCAAACAGCGCCTGGCGCGATTTTGCACTTACCGGCGGGGTAACGTCATTTTCTGCTGGATCAACCGGATTAACGCCAGGATCAGCAACAACGGGAGCCATTACATTAGGTGGCATCCTCATCGGTGCTAACGGTGGAACAGGCGTTGCGAACACAGGCAAAACCATCACACTAGGTGGATCGCTTACGCTTTCCGGTGCGCATGATCTGACGCTCACACAAACCGGCGCAACGAATGTCACACTTCCTACCACGGGAACCTTAGCGACTCTAGCGGGAGCAGAAACGCTAACCAATAAAACCATTAACGGCTC